GCATAATCCCCACGGAGGTACTTAGTGTATGTGACATTCTTTTGTTGCATGCACAGCATGCGTTAGGTGTACTAGCGTCATGAACGCTAGTACGGCTTGTTTAGGTTTAGTAGCGTCATGTACGCTACTAAGGCTTTTTGTGAGTGTTGTTTTACGACAGTCATGAACTGTCGTTAATCATTACTCATCGTATGCAACGAGTTATTTTCTTTATCTGGAACCTAGAATACGTTCGAAAACTATACTGCCCCATTTTGGGATTGTGTGTTTGGTCTTCACAATCCGTCAAGTTATGACCATTGCACTATTTGTTTCCAATTTTGGAGACTTTTAGTGTGAGCGCTTGCGCTCGAATTACTGATGCGACGAAGTGTCGCTCATTCCCTGTCCCGTAAGGAATGACAGCCGTAATCGGTAGATCTATAGTGGTAATTAACCACCACCAGATGTATTAGATTCTTTGTAGGACTATTACTGGTAAAACAAAGCTTGCAATTTATATGGTAGTACCAGAATTTTGCAATAACTATTTTACGGTGCGCTATACCACCATAAAGTATGGCCCACAATCGGCCCGGGACAATTTATTGTCACGGGGAGCCACAGACTCGTATGCTAGTTGTTTTGAAAGAGCTTGCTCTTAGACATAGTTAGGAAATCCTTCGGGAGTAGTACAATACGGGTCGCTAGTTGAACCAATCAAACCTAAAATTTTTAGGTTTTGGTTCACTTGGCTCATTGATTATTTATTAACAATGAGCAGTGAACTAAAATCATTAAAGAAATTTACAAATCGGTCTAAAGAGACCAAAACAAAAAGGAGTGCTGGGCAAAGGAAGCCCCAGCAATTGTCGAGGAGGACTAATGTGGAAGGTTGTGGAGGACCACAACGTGATAATTGGTATGAGAAGAAATCAGCTTTCAAGAAGAAATATAAGTTTGATGCTCATTTGGGCGAATCTTCTTTTGATCAATTTGAAAGATTCACGTTGCTAGCCAATGATTTGAAAGACAAGTTTGGAGGTCATAATATTGACTCCATTGTTCGGGAAATTGAATCATTGCTAGCTGTTAGTATTAGTGTTTTGAATTCATCAAATATGATTGGCGTTATGTCAAGTGTTTTTCAATATTTGCAATCACATTTGTCAGGATCAGTTATATTGAGTGTATTTGATCATTTATCAGAAACTTTTGGTTGTCGAATTGAGCCCCATTTGGGGGAAAGTTCGCCACACTCTGATCAATGGCTCAATTTGCTCAGAGACATTAAGACTAACTGGAAAATAGCCATTACAAATGGCTTTTTCCGCCGTTTTTCATCATTATTGGGTATTTTAGTATCTGTTGGTTTATGTAAAGCAAGCGCAGTTACATTTAAGATTGATACTTTTACGATTTGGGAGCCAAGGTTGCTCGATCGTCATACCAATTGTGTAGATATTGTGGATGCTATTGTAGAGACCGCAAGCACATTTTGCGAAAGTATTTATTTGTGCTTTCGTGACAAATCGTTCTTACCATTATTTACAGGCGAATCTGCAATGCGCACTCTTGATGAAAAATTTAACAAAGTTGAAGAGTGGTGGGCTCTTGAACGTTGTGGGAATTTGAGATCAATAGCAGGTAAGGAACCTCATGAATTGGACCATTTAATGCGTGATACAGAACTATCTTTCCAGAAGATCTTACAGACGGTTAAATCGAATACTTTTGAACATAATATGATCAATAGGAAATTTCAACGTCTAGTGTCAATTCGTGGAGAGTTTGTTTTGCATCAAATTAGTAGCGGTATAAGACCCGCTCCTTTTGCAATCGAATTTTATGGCAAGAGTTCACAAGGTAAAACTACATGTTGTGATCAGGTAATTGATGCATTATTAGCTAGTGCTGGATTGGATTCTAGTAAAAACCGACGTGCAACTGTTAATGCCGGAGACAAGTTTATGTCCAATTGGACATCTGACAAGTTGGTAATGATAGTTGATGACGTTGGTAATACTAAAGCCGATTTTGTTGAGCAATCACCATTGCGTTTATTGATTGATGTTGCGAACAATCAAATGGCTTATGCAGCCAAAGCTGATTTGTCTGATAAAGGAAAGGTATTTATTTCTCCCGAAATTTTGGCAGTCACCACAAACGCAAAGAATTTGAATGCTTATCAATATTCAGTTAATCCATATTCTGTCCAGCGCCGCTTTATATGTATCACTGTTGAAGTTCATCCGGATTTTCAAGATGAGAATGGTACATTAGATCCTTATAAGGTCAAAGAGTATCAATTGAGGGAAAAGCCTCAATTTGATAATATTTGGCAGTTGACAGTTGAGACAGCTGTTAAACCTCATGAGGAGTCTAGAGTTGCAGAATACAAGGTTGTTGAATGGCGTGATCAGTTATTGCACAAGCAACCTTTTGCAGTTATATTGAATTATCTTATTGAAAATTTTCATAAGCACAGGTCTGTACAGCAACATTTAGTGGAGACAGCACGAGGAAGACAACATGATTTGAAGAAATGTTCTCATCCAGGTTGTTGCCAACTTGAAGGTTATTGTATGGAACACACAAATTTTGAACCGCATTTTGGTGAGATTGTTCAAATTCCAAGGGCACTTGGATATTTGGGATCTTCGTTAATGTCTGACTTGAAATTGTTGTGTAGTGATTTTGATTCTTTATCTGGTAGTTTGTTACGCGTTTATGGTCGTAAATTGATGAAAAAGCATTCGATATACTGTTTGATACCTTCTGATTGGCTTGCCAATAATAGGGTTAGACAGTTGTTGATGCTTATTGATTCCCGATCTGTCAAGAAAATAGCTTATAGATACATTGCAATAACATTTTTGTTAGTTCTTGTTTCATTTTTGTTTATGTATCTCGCACATTTTAAAGATTTTATTTATATTTATTTTGCAATATTATCTATTTTAGCTGTTTATTTGAGAATTTGTGCCTTTCGCACATCTGTGCGTGAGGCATTTATTGAACAAACATATCGAAGGAATGAGATCACGCCTATGCTTGATGAGTATCGTGACAAGTTGATTAAGGGAGCGATAGCTGTTAGCGTTTCTTATGGAGCCGTCTATGCAATTGTAAGATTGATGAAGGCATTCAAAAAGGAATTGAAACCTATTTTGCTCCAGGGATCATTGGCTCCAACGACTAAAGAGGAAGTTGCTGCACGTGATGCTGAAATCAATCCTTGGTGCGATATTGTTCGCCGCCAGTTACCAATTGGCAAACAAGCACAAACATCCACCTCTGATAACTTGCTCAAGATTGTTTGCAAAAATTTGACATACGTAAAGATTACAGGTGATGATGGTAAATTATATTTCGCCAATGCATTATTTGTTAAATCGAACGTTGTTTTGTTGCCCAAACATTATTTTGACAAAGTTGGAAAGAGTTTGAAGTGTGAATTTAGAAAGAAATTACCAAAGCAGAATGGTGGTAAATTTTATTCTGAAATTGATTTTGATCAATCTTATCACATTCCAGATACTGATGTTGTTATGTGCTATGTGTCTAGTGGTGGATCGTATAAAGATCTAACGGGTTATTTCCCTTTGGATAAAATGCGATCTGTACCATTTCAGTGGGTTTGGCGAAATGAAAACGGAGATATTGAGCAATCTTATGGAGTCACACGTCCTGAACGTGTCAAAACAACAGATTTCTATTATGATGGTGGTACATTTGACATCACAATACCAACAAAGTTTGGTCATTGTGGAGCTGTTATTGTGTCACAAACTAAGGGAAATTGTATTGTTGGACTACATTTAGGTGGTGTGACTGGGACGAGTCGTGGTGCTTATGGAATTGTTTTGCACAAACATTTGGAAGAAGGTTATCTTCATTTGAATAAGCAGGAGGGTAATATACTCACTGCTAGTGCTGAAGAATTTCCAGAGCAAATATTGGGTGTAACGATCTATGATGAGCAAGCTAGCATTCCTACTAGTAGTGCCGTCCATTATATGCCACATGACTCTCAAATAGAGTTATATGGTACTTGTGGTCAGGCGTCAACATTCAAGAGTGATGCTGCTGTCTTACCAATATCGAAGCACGTGGAGGACGTGTGTGGTGTACCCAATATTTATAGGGGACCGGTTGAAAAGCCAGCATGGTTTGGGTGGCAAACGTGCTTGGCTAACATGTCAAATCCAGCATTGCCATTTCCACAGGCTTTATTGAAAAAGGCTGTTGTTGATTACAAAGAGCCTTTGTTAGGGATTGTTAGAAATGATATGTGGAATGATGCCCGTCCTTTAACTGTTCAAGAGAATATGTGTGGAATCCCAGGAAAGAGATTTATTGATGCCATTAAGATGGATACATCAATTGGTTTTCCTTTGTCTGGTAAGAAGCGCAATTTTCTGGCGATTGATGATGTGAATGAAGAAGGCTTCATTCGGAGGGAATTTACTGATGAGATTATGCAAGAAATTGCACGCTGTGAAGACTGTTATAAGCGTGGGGTACGTGCTTATCCAATAGCCAAAGCGTGTAAGAAAGATGAAATTTTGTCAAAAGAGAAATGTCGCATCTTTTACGGAAATGCCATCTCACTTACTTTCCTTATCAGAAAATACTTTTTGCCTATTTTGAGGATTTTGCAAATGAATCCCTTGGTGTCGGAGTGTGCAGTAGGAATTAACTGTCATGGACCTGAGTGGGAAGAAATGCATAATCATGTTCTCAAATATGGTAAAGAAAGAATTGTTGGTGGAGATTATGGTAGTTACGACCAGAAGATTCCATCACAATTGTTGATTGCATCACTGCGAATCTTGATTGATTTGGCGAGTGAGTGCAAATACTCAGAAGAAGATTTGAATGTTATGCGTGCCATGGTTGGAGATATCGTTTATTCCGTTATTGCCTTTGATGGCGTTCTAATTGGGCTTACAAGAGGTTCTCACATTAGTGGAAATTCTTTAACAGTCGTTTTGAACGGTATCGTAGGTAGTTTAGGAATGAGGTGTTTCTACTACAATGTGCATGAAGACCCTCCACCGTTTCGTGAACGTGTTAATGTCATCACCTATGGAGATGATAACATTGGCTCAGTTCATCCGGAGGAGGACAAATTTACAATCAAAAATTTGTCTGAGTTTTTGGGGCAGTATGGTCAAATTTACACTATGCCAGATAAAGGTAGTAAATTGACCGACTTTTTGCCCTTCGATGAGTTTGAATTTTTAAAACGCAAAACAGTCCACCACCCAAAATTGGGTGTGCATCTGGGCGCTTTAGTTGAC